ATGACGTAGCCGATGCGCATGTAGACGCGCATGAGCACTTGGTCATCCTGGAACGCGTTGACGATGACCTTGCCGGTGGGGTCGGTGACGACGCCCTCGGTGGACATGTCGACGGTGATGTCCTGACGGACGCCGACGATGAGCATGTTCCAGGCGCCGGTGATGATGTCGCACTTGGTCGTGTCGAACGCGGCGCTCGACGAGAAGACCACCGGGTCGCCGTAGAGCCGATCCGGGTTGTCGGACGCGAGGTTGGGCACGAAGATCGGCTGCCCCACCGTGTCGCGCAAGAGCGCGAGCTGGGACATGACCGAGATGTCGACGCCGTAACCGGTGGCGATGATCCCGTCGTCCTCCACGTCGCCCTCCGCACGCCGTGCGGCCTGCGCGAGGTCGGGAGGATCGGTGGTGGCGGTGTGGACGGTGCGAGCGTTCCACGCCGCGGTCGCCGAGGTGCCCTGTCCGAAGATGCCGCCGACCGGGAAGCTCGGGGGAGCGTTCGTCCCGAACAGCACCGCGGAGTCGATCGAGTACGCCAGCGAGTCGGTGATCGCTTGCTGCACGTTGGGCCAGATCGGGATGCCCGAGTCGTCGATCCATGCTTGGGGGACCGCGACGAGCGCGGCGACTTCTTCAGTCGTCAGCGTCTCCGCGCTCCATTCGACGGTCGCCTGCGGCTTGGCGCCGCCGGTGCCGTTGACCCAGCCGCTGACCGGCAACGTCTTGAGAAACGGGACGTTCACCTGCGCGGTGGGCATGGGCTGTCGTCGGCCGAGCTGGAGCACGATGCTCTGCTGGCTGGCGACCTGGATGATCTCCTGGGCGATGGATACGGGAATGAGCGTCGAGTCGATGACAGCCATCGCGCGCGCCCTCCTTCCGTTGACAAACGAAACGGATAGGGGGCGTCACGCCCATCCCGGATTGCGTCACGCGCTCCGGGGGTCCTCGCCGGGTCACGACCGGCCTGCCCGCAGCATCACGCCGCGCGCATCGGCCTGAGTGTCGCGCTAGCGAGTGGGCTTCAACAAGCCACGCAAGAACTGGTCGCCGTCGCTCGTGCCGGGATCACCGGCCGGAGCGCCCGGTGTGCCGCGTGTCCCCTGCGGCACTCTCGGGGGCCCGCTCGTGGCGCTGCGCACGAGATAGGGCTTGTCGTCCACGAGCTTGTCGATGGCCGCGGCGATCGCCTTCGGGTCATAGCTGCCGTCGGCCGCGGGCTCGAAGTCGTCGAGGTCGAGCAGCCGCACCGCGTCGCTGGGGTCGGCGAGCTTCTGCGCGGCGATGGCCCGAACCTCGGCCCGCAGCAGCCGCAGGCCCGCCTCGCGCAGCGCCTCGGTGCGCCCCTCGGCCTTGGCCTCGGCGATCTTGCGCTCCGCATCGCTCATGCCCTCGCGCTTGACCTTCTCGAGCTCGTCGTCGGCCTTCTTGCGGGCCTTGCGCTCGGCGGCGAGCGCGCCCTGCAAGCGGCCGACCTCTTCGGGGTCGAGCGGCTTGGGCGGCTCCGGCGGCGGGTCGCCCGGTGCGGGCGGCGGCGGCTCGCCCGGCTCGGGTGGGGTCGGCGGGTCGGTGCTGGTCATTGGCTCGGCTCCTTTGGTTGCGGTTGTGCGGCCGCCGAGCCCGGCACGGGCGGCAGCGGCTTCACGTCACCCGGCTGATAGGTGAAGCGGTCGGCGCGCGGGTCGGCCATCACTCGGGCGCCACGATGAGCTTGTCGACGGTCTGTTTGCCGAGATAGCCCTTGTCGCCCTGGCGTTCGTAACCGATCACGCGCATGACTTGGCCGCGCGGGAGGGTCAGCTCTTGCTCGCTGAAGGCGGTGCTGCCTCGACCTGACACGACCGGCAGCGACGCCGACGCGTAGCCCTTCGGCAGTCGGTATTCGATCACCGCGCCGCTGCCGCCCTCGTGCACCGGGACGCCCGAGTACCCCACCGCGAGGTGCTCCGACCCGGTAGTCGAGACGAAGCCGGAATCGCTGAACCGTGCGCCGACCGCGGATTCGTCGACCGGCGTGCCGAGCCATTGCTCGGCGTTCTGCGCGCCGCGGTACACCGTCGCATCGCGCGGCAGCGACCCCTTGGCGATCGCGCTGTCGAGGTTGTCGACGTAGGCGTTCTGCTCGGCGGTGAGGGGGCTGTCGCTGCGCAGATCGTCGTTGATCGCCGAGGACGACTGGTACCGCTTGACCGCGCCCAGCTCATCGCTGGTGAGGTCGCCGCTCCACGCCTGCCAGGGCTCGCTCGTCATGTCGGCAGGCGTGAGGTCGGCGCTCTCGGGCGCGGGCTCGGGCTCGGGTGGCGGCTCTTGCACGGCGATCGGACCATCGCTCCCGAGACGGTCGGTCTCGGCTTGGGCGTCGTCGACGCGCTGCTGGTCGGCGTACAGATCCTTCGACAACGCGCGTTGACGTTCGAGCGTCGGGTCGTCCTCGTCGCTGACCGGCGCCACGCCACAGGTGCAGTTGTTGTGCGCGGGGGCCAGCTCGTCGGTGCGGTAGGTCTGGCCGGCGATGAGCAGGCAGAAGTCGCAGGCCACGTCGCTTGGCACGCGCCGATAAGCGACGACGCCCGGCGTGTCGTCCATCGCGGCGACCGCGGCCTGTTGGCTCGTGTCGGCGACGTCGGTGCGCGCCAGCTCCCGCACGAGCCGCGCGGCCTTGTCCATCGCATCGTCGAAGAATGACCCCTGCGCCAGCGACGTGCGCGCGTCGATGACCGGGCTCATGTACCGATCGGGCAGCCCGTCGGCCACGACCGAAGCGATGTCGAGCTTGGCGGTGGGAGCCAGGTCCATCGACCGTGCGATCTGGCGCGTGTAGGCGAGCTGGGTGTAGGCGGCCTGAGTCTTGGAGGCACGCATCGTCGGGACCGCGAAGCGCAACCACGTGGACGCGTCCTCGTCGGTGATGCCGCCCAGGTGCCCCCACGAGCGGTAGTAGATCTCGCCGATCTTCTTGGCGTACGCGCTCATGCGGCGCTGATTCGCCACCGCGAGATCAACGGGCGACGGCACCGGACACCGTGACGACCGGCGCCGCGAGCGCGGTGCGCGCGGCCTGCTCCGCGGCCATCTGCTTCCACCGGTCGATCTCTTGCGGTGATGCGCCCCACTTCTGCCAGAGCACTTCTTGGGGCACGCCGATGCTCGCCATCTTGACGAGCGCGTCGGCCAGCTCGGCATCGGAGCGAGTCTCGAAGTCGCCCCACATGACCTCGGCTTGGAAGTCGGCCGCGCGGGCGTCGCCTATCGCCGAGAAGGACAGCCGCATGACGTCCTCCCACGCTTCGCCGATGTGGGCGGCGCGGCGTCGCACCTTCGCCACCAGCCCGGCCTCGGCCGCCTTCAGCGCATCGCCGCTCGCGTTGACGATCTCGCCGAGCAGATAGTGCGGCGGCGTCTTGGTCACCGCGGCGAGATGGTTCACGTCCGAGGCCACGGAGCGGATGTAGCCCGCCAACTCGCTCTCGCCGAACTCGCCGAACTTGACGGTCGAATCCTCGGCGACGAGCAGGCGATCGACCGCGATCTCGAACGGCGACGCGTGCTGCGGCTCGCCCGTCAGCGGGTCGGTGATCTCGTTGCCGTCGGCGTCGCGCGCGACCGGCAACGTCAGGCCGGTGGCCCACTTCTGGCGGAAGGCGGCGTACTCGGTCGCGATCATCCGGTTGAGGATCGTCGTGTTGATCCGGTCCTGAAGGTCGAGCACGCCATCCATCTCGGAGCGCCCCGGCAACATGCCGACGAGCAGCGGATTCGAGCGCGGCCACGGGCACAACTCGACGATGGGCACCTCGCCCAGCGGGTTCGCAGCCTCCGCGGTGAGTTGCCAGTACGCGCCGCTCCAGATCATCGCGGTCGTCGCGCCCGGAGGTTGTGTGCCGGGCGCTGGCGCGGCCCATTCGAAGCTCGTGCTCGCGGTGCAGAGCCAGCAGCGCAACAGCCCCGGCTCGCGCCAGGTCTTGAGCGAGACGAGCGGCGTGCGTCGGTCGTCGGGGTCGTAGGCGAGGATCGTCTGCGTCGGGTGCTCGGCGGCGATGCGCACCCCGACCGGCGAGTCCTGATCCGGCCACACGCTCACGTAGTTGACCCCGCACACCAGCGCGTCGGTCTGCGCAAGTTCGGCGTTGGCGTCGAGGCCGTTGGCCTGCCAGATCATCCAGGCGTCGTCGTCGCCTTGCGCGTCGCCGAAGCGGAAGCCGACGACCTGCAACCGCTCGGCCACGGAGTCGACGACGAGCTGTATCCAGTTCGTGCGCGACTGCTTCAGCAGGCGGCGGTAGGCGTCGAGCGCGGCCTGGGGCGCACGAGGCAGCGGGTGGTCGCCCTCGTAGTAGGCGAGGCGCTCCCGGAGGAAGGGTTGGCGCCATTGCAGCTCGACCAGCAGCGCCGTGCGCCATTGCTCGGGTGTCCGGTCGGCCAACGCCGACATCTCGGTCATTGGCCCGAAGCGTACGCCGATGTCGTGAGCGCATACACGGATCAGAAGCCTGCCGCTCGGCCTCGAGACTTCGGCACCGGCGCGCGCAGGAACCCGTCGACCGCGTTGGCGAGCGCGGCCATGGCGTCGATGCGAGCCGCGGCGCGTTGGCGATCGGGTTTGACCAGCTTCAGGTTCTCGGTCGAATCGGTGAGCACCTCGGCCGACGATGCGCACCAGGCCGCCACCGGGTCGGCCCCCACGTCGAGCACGCCCGCCGACAACTGGCGGTCGATCTCCTTCAGCGCACCCGACTGGCCCGAGAACGCCTGGCTCACGAAGCTGACCGTCAGCTTGGGCAACGCGCGCTGGGCCCAGTTCACGGTGCCGGTGGCGTTCCAGCGGTCGATGCCGAGGTCGGCCACCGCGTAGCGGGCGCAGTCGGCGGCGATGTCGTCGTGCAGCGCGTCGTAGTCCACGACCTCGCCGTCGGTCACGGTCGCCCACCCGGCCGCGACCCATTGCTCGAACAGGCCGTCGGTGATGCGGTTGAGCGTGTCGAGCGCCCCTTCGGGCACGTAGTGCCGCCACACCGCGCAGGCGGGCAAGGCGTCCTTGGCCGGGAAGTACCAGCACAGCGAGGTCAGGTCCGACACCGCGGCGAGGTCGAGGCCGCCGTGACACCGGCGGCCGACGAGCTCGTCGAGCACCAACGCCTCGCCGGTGCGCCAGCGCCCATCGGGGAGCCAGCGCGACTCGGCCCGTTGCCACTGGTTGAGGTGGAACTGGCGAAACGCCTTGGCCTTGCGCGGGTCGAGCAGCGCCTCGGCGCACTCGTCGCGCAGGCTGCCCACGGTCAAGAAGAACCCGAGCGCCGGGTTGGCCGCGTGCCAGCTCGGCTCGTCGTTGAGTGGCGCGTCGGCCGCCGCGGCGCGAATCCACACGTAGCGGCGAGCGTCGAGTGAGGGGTCGCTCGCGATCCGCCGGCAGTACGCCTCCTCGTTGGCGGCGAAGCTCGGCAGGCGATCCCCGGCGGTGGTGGCCGCGATCATCAGCGGTTGCGGCCGGGTGCCCATCGCGGTGCGCAGCGCGTTCCACAGCGCGTCGTCGGGCTGCGTGCACACCTCGTCGAAGATCACGCCGTGGACGTTCTCGCCCAGCGCGTGCTCGGCGTCAGCCGAGATGATCTCGTAGTAGCTGCGGGTGGCGTTGTCGACGAGGCGGGCGCCGTCGTGCGCGGTGATCGACAAGCGGCCCGAGTCGAGCGCGGGGCGCAGCCGCGGTGACAGTTCGACCATGGCCCGGGCGACGGCGAACACCTTGGTCGCCTGATGGCGGGTGCCTGCGCAGCCGATCAGCTCGGCCGCCTCCTCGCCGTCGGCCAGCAACAGGTACAGCGCGATGGCGGCGAGCAGCTCGCTCTTGCCGTTCTTGCGCCCCGCGCTGATCCACACGATGCGGTAGACGCGCACCCATTCGCCGAACTCGTCCGACCACTCGACCCAGCCGAAGATCGGCTCGATGATCTCGTGCTGTTGCCAGGGCGTGAGCAGGAACGGTTTGCGCGCCCAGCGGCTTTTGGTGTGGACGCAGCACTCCTGGATGAACTCGACCGTGTGCGCGGCACGCGGGGCGCAGTAGTGGCGGCCACGCCGGTCGCACGGCCACGGGCCGTCGCGTTCGGGCACCCACCACGACGCCGCGCAGCACAGGGTGCGGGTGCGGTCCCGCAGCGGTGGCGCCGAGCGGACGCACGCCGTGAGCGCCCGCCGAGCCAGTCGCCCGCCGGGCCCGGGGGTGATCTTGGTGCTCGACACTCAGCCCATGAAGCGCGCGGCCACCGGGTCGAGCGGCGCACCGCCCGGCGCACCCGACGCCAGCCTCGCTCGAATCTGCGACCTCGACGCCGGGGTGAGCCCGAACTCCCGGCACCACGCCAACACGTCGCGACCGGACTCGCGTTGCATCAGCGCGGCGGGGTTGCGCCGCGGTTGGCGCTTCTCGTCCACCACCAGCGGGCCGACGGTGTTGACCAACGCCGAGCACCGCTCGAAGTCGGTCCAGCGCTGGGCCAACGCCCACAAGGCGAAGCGGTCACCGGCGCCGAGCACGCCGGTCGGCTCCAGCACGGCCACCAGCAGGTCCCAGGTGCGGCCCACCGCCTCGTCCATGTCGGTCGGCTTGTCCGGTGCACCCGGTGCGAAGTGCAGCTCGTCGTCGTTGATGCGGCTCGGTCGCTCGCCGTGCAGCAGCTTGAGCGCGGTCGGCCGAGGGCGGCGTCCAGTCTTCGGCACAGCCCCCACAATGGCCCTGTGAGCGTCGATGCGCCAGGCCGGTACAGCCAAGCGACCGTGACGTACGTGCCAGCGACGTGCCAGCAAGGCCGGGGAAACGCAACGACATGTGACGCGTGCCCAGCGGCCGGTACCGATTGGGTGCCCCTTGGCCTGGGTTGGGGGGTACCCCCCATCGGGTTGCACGCCCACACGAGGCGCGACGCGGCCGGGTCATCATCGTCCAACGTCCGCCACCGCCACCGGCAGGCGGGGATTGCACGTCACGTCCGCCTCCGGCCAGCGGCCCAGCGCCAGCGGGTCGTGACACGTGCGGGCGCTCACCCCCGCGGGTGAACCGACGGCGCGTTCGGGCGTGGCGACGGCGGCGATGAGACGACCGCCACCGCAGCGGCGTTGGACCCGGCCGCGTTCATCTCACCGCCGTCGAAGTGCGCCCTCGTCTCGCACCGTGCGCCGTTGATGACACGGCTTGCACCGCGCTTGCAGCCAGCGCTCGGCGTCGGGGTCGGCGACGCCGCGGGCGACGAGCACCCGACGGGCGACCGGGGCGTGGTCGGCGATGGTCGCCGGTGCGCCGCAGTCGACACAGCGCGGGTGACGGGCGAGGAAGCTCGCACGGCGTCGACGCCACGCGGCCGACGAGTAGCGGTGATGGTCGATGCGAGCGGCGTCGGCGCGGCGTGCGCACGTCACGCACGAGCGCTGCGCGGGGTTCTCGAGGATGCCGGGACAGCCTGGCGTCGAGCACCGGCGCAGCGCACGGCGAGGCATCAGGCCGAGCGCGACTGCCGGGGCCCGGCGATGCCGAGGGCGTCACGCTCTTCGACGACGAAGGCGTCGTACTCGGCCCGGTGCACGTCGGCCAGGCGGGCGAGCGCACGGTCACGAGCGAGGCGGCGCAGGCGGTCGCGGCGCAGGGCGTCAGGGTTGTCGGCACGGTAGGCCCGCATGTAGGCGGCCCACCCCCGTTTGGGCGGCACGCCGTGAACGCTAGGGCCCGCGTCGGCGCACTCAGCGGTCAAGGCACGTCGCCCGCGCAACCACGGCGGAACGTCGCCAACTCGGGGTCGAACTGATACCAGCACACGACGTCATCGAACGGCAGCCGGTCGATCGAGTCAGGGTCGAGGCCAGTCGGTCGCCGACAATGCGTGCATTGCCCGCCGTCGACAAGCAGCTCGGCGAGGCGCAACACCGCCACGGTCGGGTGCAGCGCGCCCGCGGCCTCGGCTCCATCGCCATAGATGACGACGGCTGCCCACACCACGGGTTGCTCGTCGCCGCTGTAGCGAATCTGGAACTGCTTCGCCCCGGTGCGGCCGATCAGATCGACGGCAGCGACGAATCTCGGGTCCTGAGTGGGGTCGTCGCTCATGCCGACGGGTCGTTGAGCAGGCCGCCGGGGTCGGCGGCGTCGTCGATGCGGCCGTCGCCGACCCATTCGGCGACCTCTTCGACATCGGCGGTGTACGGGCACGAACCCTCGTCGCACATGGGGCACGTCTCGCCGAGCATGCCGATCAGGTCGTGAAAGGCGTGGTCACGCTCGACCACCGCCGACAGCAGGTTCCCCGAGCCCGCCTCGCTCACGGCGCGCCACGCCTGCACGTACCGGCGCGCGGAGGCGACGATGTCGCGATTGGTGCCGGTGGTCATGGCAGCGTGCGCGCCGACAGCCGCCGCATCGCCTCGGCGATCCGCTCGCTCATCTCGGCCGGGTCGTTGCGGTTGCCCTCGACCACGATGTCGGCGACGCTCAACAGCTTGCGTGACACGCGCGTGCCGGGTTCGACCACGGCGATGATCGGCTTGTCCAACATGATCGACGCGCCCAGCTCGACCGCGAACTTGACGTCGAAGTCGCCACGCGGCACCAGGCTCACCACGTAGGCCGAGGCGTTGAGCTTCGGCAGCAGGTCGTCACGCACCCGGCGCACGTACTCGTGCCACTCGCGGGTGTCGAACGGGTCGTCAGACATCATCGGGCCTCCACGCCTCGGACGCGTGGCGTTCGTCGCGCATCGCGGCCACGATGCGGTCGTGCCCGGCGCGTGCCGCAGGCTCGGTCGGGTAGCGCATCTGGAAGTCGTCGAACACCGGCACGTCGCCGAGCAGGCTCGGCTCGGTCATCTCGGAGTGCATGACCATCGTCTCGAAGATGAGCGGCGGGCCCGGCGTGAAGCGGTGATTGATGCCGAGCCACACGGTCGACACGATCCAGCCGTCGACCTCGCTGCGCTCGACGATGCGGTACTCGGCGTCTTCGAGGCGCAGCGCCCATTCGCGCAGCGTGAGCGGCAGACCGTCGCGGTCGTAGTGCATCGACCGCATGCGCGGGTGACCGAGCGCGTCGAGGCTGCCGTCGCCGGTCCAGTCGTGACACGCGCCGCAGTAGCCCTCGTGCGCGTCCAGCGGGTGGTGCGTGGTGTGCCCGCAGCGCGGGCAGGTGAACGGCGTCATTCGTCGTCCCAGCTCACGAGGGTCATCGTGTGGATGCCCGGCACCAGGCGGCCGATCAGGTCGGCGACCACCTCGTCGGCCTGGTCGCGGCTCACGTCCGCCGCCGCCTCGCGCAGGCCGAGACGACGAGCCCGGACCATGAGCGCGCGCACGTCCTCGACATCGACCAGCAGGCGGCCGCTGTTGTCGGGGCCCGAATACGACTCGATGTCGTCGAAGTCGATGCGCGCGCCGCACACCCGATAGCGCGCCACGAACAGCGACACGCCCTCGGGTGTCACCCACTGGCCGATCAGCGCCTCGCTCGCGGTCGGGTCGCCTTGCTCGAAGCGCTCCTTGGGGCTGCGCTCGCCGTCGGGCCCTTCGGCGTGCCAGGCGTCGACGATGAGCATGACCGCCTCGGCGTCCATGAGTGCGAGCGTCGCCGCGGCGAAGTGCGGGAACGCCAACGGGTCGAGCGCGGCGATCATCACCGGCGTGCCATCGCGGTGCACGACCGCCTTGGGCACGAGCCGCTCGGTGACACGCCGGTGTTCCATCTCGACTTCGAGGTACGTCACCGGCACCGCGGTCATCGGTGCTCCCCGGTGTCGAGCACCCGCACGTGCTCGACGTTCGACAACGGCGCATCCTCGGGGCCCCGCCAATGCGCGGCGATCCACGTCGGCCGCCGGTACGCACGATGGGGCCCGTACGCCTGGCGGCGCCAGTGGCCGCTCACGAGGTAGCGCACGTTGACGTGGCGGTGCTCGCCGTCGCCGTTGGCGTGGGTGCGAGTGTGTCGCCGAGCGACGTCGATGATCTGCACCGTCGGGGTCGCCGCGCCGTGACGCTCCGCTCGTCGTCGCTCAGCGCGGGTGCCGTGTGAGGTCTCCACCGAGGCGATGCCCGGCTGCGTCATCAGCAACCACAGCGCGGCCAGCCGTCGCCGGTCCTCGGCGATCGACGCGAACGCCGAGTCGGTGTAGGGCAGCTCACGATGCTCGACGGGCGTGCCGTACAGCCAGTCGCCCCGGCCGAGCCACGCCCACACGTCGCCGTGGACGTGAAAGCTCAGGTTGGAGCCTTCACGAAACACCGGGCCTCGCGTCGCCTGTCCGATCGCGCCGGTGACGAGCGCGTGATCCAACTCGTGACCGGCGAGGCCGTCGTCGGCGTTGTAGCGGCTGTAGCTGACCATGCCGAGCCCGTCGCGCAGGCGACGGGGTTCGGCGACGCGCACGGTGCCGCCGCCGATCACCTGCTGCAACTCGGCGAGGTGCACCGGGCCCCAGCACATGGCATCGACGCGCACCAACGGCCCAGCGTCGTCTCGTTGCGCGTCGAGCCCGTACAGCGGGCGCTCGAACACGACGAGCCCCGATGAACGCGGCACCAGCTCGGCCTCGAGAATCGTGTCGGGCGGGACCGTGCGCTCCGCGGCGGCGAGCACCTCGCACATCTCGGCGCTCACCCACCACAGCGACGCATCGACGAGCGTGCGCAGATGGAAGTCCGGTTCGCGTGCTGCCCCGGCCTCGTGTTCGACCTGGGTGACCATCGTGCCCGGCATCATCGCGGCCGTGGCGGCGTACGCACCGCCCGGCAGCCAGCTTTCGAGCAGTCGGTCTCGCAACGTCGGGAGGTCACGCGGACCCCGTATCACCACTTCAGGCATTGCCCTCTCCTTGCGTTCACGTGTGTGGTCCGTAAACGCTACGTCCGTCGCCGCATGCGGGAAAGGCGTACCACCAGGGCCTTGCAGGCGTGCACCACGAGCACCCCGAGGCAGGCCCCCCAGGCCGCAGCGACGAGCACGTCAATCGGGTCGAGGTCCCGCCGGCGCAGGGCGACGACCGGCTCGCTCGGCATGAGGTCGGCGAGCCGTTGCTGCATCCGTTGCAGCTCGTGGTCATGGGCGGCCATCGTCAGTCGCCGCCGCCCTCGTCGTCGGGCTCGTTGTCGCCGTCGAAGTCGAGGGGCGGTGTGCCGAGCAGTTCATCGAGCTCGGCCTGGCGATCGGCGCGCAGCTTCATCAGCAAGTCGTCGGCGTCGATGCCCTCGGTGAGCACGTAGCCCTCGCCGACCGCGATGCGCTGGATGCGCACCAGGCCCTTCTTGCGCCGGTCGTGCTCGACGTGCTCGACGACGCCCGCCACCACGACCACGACCTCGGTGTCGGGTGGCAGCGACTGGTTGAGCCGGGTGTCGCCGACCTGGCCGATGACCCGATTGCGGATCTCGGTCACGGTCTTGCCTTCGAAGCGTTGCTTGGACGTGCGGGGCATCACGACTCCTTGGTTGGTTTGCGCAACCGTTCGCCCGCGGCGCGGGCCTCGGCTCGGCCACGCTCACGCTGCTCGTCGGTGAGCGGTCCGTCGGGCGTCACGATGGGGGGTAGGGGGGTACTTCGTGTCGTCTGTGTCGTGCTGCGTGACTCACGCCGTGACTCACGCCGTGACTTCGCCCGAACTTCGCCGTTACCTCGGGCGCGGTAGGCCCGTTGACGCTCACGTGCCGAAGCCCGCTCGGCCTCCCGTTCGGCCTTGCTGGGCTGCTGATCCAAGAACCCATTGATGACCCAGCCGTCGCCGCCGTCACGGCGTGACGCGACGCGCCATCGCCCCACTTTCACGAGCCGTTGCACGTGAACTCTCACGCGTGGGATTCCGCGCCCCAACTGCACGAGCGCTGCACTCGGGACGCGCCCGTCCAGTTCGAGGCGCGCGGAATAGCAGATGGCACGCACGTCGAGCAGCTCGGCCATCGGCCCGGCTTCGACGAGTTTCGGATGGTCTTGGTGCGTGTCGTCGAGGCGAATCCAGCCCATGGCGTCACCCCTCGGCGTCCTGATCGAACGGCGGCGGCGTCTCGGGTAACGGTGTGACATGGGGCGGCGGTGGCGCGAACGGCGCTCCCGGCATGTGCGGGTCGACCGGTCGATGCTGACGACGCACGAGCAACAGGCCGACGCTCAGCGCCGTGACCAGGGAGAACGCCAGGCCGAGCATCACCGGGCAGGCCCGGCGAGCACAACGTCGATGCGCCCGCCGCCGTGCTCCTGGTCGACGTGATCCTCGACCGCCTTGCCGTAGCGAGCGAACACCTGCCCGCACCCGACGCACCGCACGGCCGCGCCGTTGACACGAGCCGGACGCGCACGTTCGGGGCCCTTCGGCGCGCGCGTCCGACTCTCTCCCCCCACCATCTCGGCCACCTGCTTGCGCAGGGCCGGTGGCAACTTGTCGAGCGGCACGCGTGCGGTCATCGTTCGCGGTCTCGCATCGCCCGCCAGGCGTCGTGGCGCATGAGCAGGTCGTGCAGGTAGCGCTCGGCCGCGGGGAGCGTGAACTCCCAATCGACGACGCCGTACACGCGCGGGTCGGCCTCCAACCGCTTCAGCACGAGCGCCACCGAGCCGTGCGGCAGGTCGTCGGGCACCCGGAACGTGACCACGAGGTACGTGCTCTCGACCGACGAATCGTCGAGCGGCGTGCCGATCGGAGGTCGTAGGGGCCGTTGCGCCATCGCGGTCACCGTGTCGCTCGGCGGCGGTGCACGCCTGCGTCGGGGCAGGTGGCGAAGTGCGACACGTAGCGCGGCTGGTCGGGGTCGCTGAACAGGTCCGGTTGGCTGCGTTTGAGGACGATGGCCTTGGGCCAGGTGCGGCCGCTGAACGTGCCGACGGTGTCGGTGGTGATGACCACGGTGCCGTCGTCGACCGGGTCGACATCGAGCGGCGTGAGCGCGCCCGACGGCATGACCACCCAACGAATCCGCGCGCCGCAGCTCGTGCAACGCGACGCCCGGCTCATGGCGTGTCGGGGCCGGGGGCGGCGGCGTCGATGGACGGCAGGTCGGCGAGCAGCCGTTCGACCGCGCGCGCGATGAGCACGGACGGGCTGACGAGGCGGTCGTTGGCGACGTGCTCCAGGCGCTTCGAGAGCGGCTCGGGCAACTTGACGCTGATGCGGACGTAGCCGGTCGCAGGTGATGTCACGATGGGGCCCCTTCTTCGGTCGCGTGTGGTTTGGTGGCGGTCGGCTTGTCCTTGGGCTTGGGCTCGGCGGCGGGCGGCGGCTCGGCGTCGGTCGCCTCGGCGTCGGGTTCGTCGGGGAGTGCCGGCGTCTCGTCGACGCCGACCGCCGCGTACTCGTCCAGCGGCAGGTCGAAGTCGCGGCGCACGCTCTCGTCAGCCCGCTCGGCCGCGGCGATCTCGACCGACAGAGGCAGTTGGGTCACGAGCGCCCGCACCGCCGACTTGCGCGCCATCTGCGGGTAGTCGGTCACCCACGGGCCATCGTCACGAGAGCGCGAGCGGGAGCGGCGGCGGTCGATGTCGGACTTGGACAACACCTCGAAGCGGCGTTCGTCGCCGTCGCGCATCACCGCCATCGCCCACGCGCCGGTCAGCTCGCCCCGGTCGGCGTCCATCGGCCACGTGTGTTCGAGGCGCTGGCTGGTGCCCTTCTCGAAGATGAAGCGGTCGCGGGCGAAGATCACTTCGCTGTCGACCGCGCGCACGAGGCCCGAGCGCACCGCCAACAGGGTGTAGCCGCGGTAGCCGATGATGAGTTGGACGTCGGTGCGCCGGGCTCGGTTGTTGCGAAACGGCAGCAACCACGCCTGGCCGAGCGCCGGGCCCGGCTCCAGGTTGAGCGACGCCATGGTGAGCACCGCGCCGAGGAAGCTGTGGCCGTCGGCGGCGTGCAGCTTCGGCTCGCGTTGCAGCTCGGTGCGCACGATGCGCACGAACCGATCCAGGCCGCCGTTGCCGGTGGGCAGCACGCGGGCGATCTGCGGCCGGTACTGGTCGAGCAGCGCGAACACGGTCGGCCCGCTGGCGGGCGTGGCGATCTTGTCGCGCAGCTCGACGTCGCCGGTCATCGGGTGCGCTCGCCGAGGACGAGCCGCTCCAGGTCGGTGAGGTCCCACATGGCCTGGACGACCCACAGGTCGCCGCGCACGTGGCGCAGCAGCGCCGGGTCTCGCGGCGGCGTCGACGGCGACCACTCCTCGACCTCCCACAGCACATGGAAGCGGCCGATGCGCGGCCGTCGCGGCCGCACGTTGGGCGGGATCACCGGGACCATCGTGCGGACCTGCCACTGGCTGCGGCGGCTCGGCGCGTCGGCGACGTGCACCCGCACGGTGTGTTGGCCGACGAGCGCGCCGCGGCTGCGGTGGTGATCGGCGTCGCCGAACACGAAGTGCCCGCCGCCGTTGCGCCAATCCGAGTCCCAATGCACGAAACACGTCGCCGCGTCGGCGCGTACGACGGCGATGCGGGGCCAACCGGCGCCGGGCTCGCCCTCGGCGAAGAACCCGCCCGCGGTCACGGCCTGCGACAAGCGGATGAGGGGCATGCCCCGCTTGGCGGCCCGATAGGCGCGGGCGATGGCCTCGTCCTCGGCCATGCGGTCGCGGGCGAGCACCCCCTGGTACTCGGCGAGCTTGGCCTCGGCTTCGGCCGGGTCGACTTGGACGGTGGTGAGGTTCACGAGTGGCCTCCGATCAGCAGGCGGCGTTGGGTGGTGGTGCGGGCGTAGGCGGCATAGGTCTCGGGCTGGTCCTTGCGCAGCGCGGTGGTGTCGAGGCGCTGCACCTCGTGCGCCTTCCAGGTGACGGCCTCGCGGTCGCCGACGACGCCGCGCTCGGCGTCACCGAGCCAGGCGCGCAGTTGGTTCTCGAAGCGGTCGCAGTCGTCCTCGGCCCGCTTGCGCCGGGCGCGTGCGGCGCCGAGCTCGTCGAGCACCACCGCCGCGCTGGGCGGCAGGGTCACGCTGCGGCCGGGCTCGGGCTGGGGGTAGGCGGCGCTGAGCACGGCCCGGTCGCCGACGCTGGCCGCGGGCGGGTCGGCCTCGAGGATGCGCCGCCACATCTCGGCCTCGGCCGCGACGAGGCGCTCGATGAGTTGCTCGTCGCGCTCGATGACGTGGACGACGAGACGGAATCGACGCTCGGACAGCAGGCCGATCAGCCACCCGACCTGGAAGCCGGTGACGGCGAGGTAGTGCTGGACCTGGAGCACGTGGTGGTCGGGGGGCCCGTCGTCCCAGCGGGCGGTGTCGTGGGTCAGCTTGATCTCGGCCAGGCCGAGCGCCACGTCGTCGGCGAACGGCGACTCGAACACGAGCCGGTCCACGTTGGCGTGCATGAACGGAAGGTCGGCGCGGGCGAACGTGGCGGGCGGGAGCATGAGGTGGAGGCCGGTGCGCTCGGCCCACTCGGCGGCGATGGCGTCCTCCATCCGCCGGCCCCAGGTCATGGCCTCGGTTTCGTCGGCCGCGGGCACCTGGCCGGTCTTGACCAGCCACAGCGCGAGCGGCGACTCGTACGGGTCGAGGCCGACGCACGCCGCCGCCTCGGAACCGCCAATGGCCTGACGCCGTTGCTCGTGCCATTCGGGGCTGTCGGGCGGCGCGAACGGCAGCGTGATGCAGCGCTCGTCCGGGACCACGAGCGCGCTCACGGCTGTTCGCTCTTGACCGCCCGGATGAACTCGTCGCCCTCCGCGGTGGTGCGCACGATCTCGACCAGCGCGCCCACGAAGCGCTCGACGTGGGCCCGGTCGGCGTGGGTGAACAGATCGAACACCGCGCCCGAGTGCAGGCTCATGGCCGCCCGCACCATGGCCTGCTCGCCGCTCGACAACGAGGCGAACTCGTCCGAGCCCGGCGCGCTGAGCCAATCGGCCAACAGCACGTGCCCGCCGGGCGACTCGACGAGCGCGCCCGGCATGTCGCCCAACAACTCGCACACCGCGCGGCGGATGGCCGCGGTCATGCGCTGCGGCGGCGATCGGGCCAGGCGAACAGGTCGGCGGGGTGCACGCGCAGTGCCCGCGCGATCGCCAGGCGGATCTCGTCCGGGGAACCGTCGAGGCCCAGCTCCAGGCGGCTGATGGTGGTCTGGTGCAGGCCGACGGCCCGAGCGAGCTGCGCCTGACTCAGGCCGAGCGCCTGTCGCCGCTGACGGACGCGACGGCCCCAATCGGTGCGGATGGCTCGCAGCCGAGCCTCGGCATGCGGTGAGGGCGTACCCATACGGACTGAGAACGTACGACGCCGAGGCGTATCCGTCCAGGGGCAATCGCCCGGCCACCCGCGGCGAAGTTAGCTATCAGGAGGTATGCGTCAGAAACTTAGATGTGATTACTCTTGGCGTATGGCGACGCGCAATAAGGAGAAGCGGCCGACCACCGATCACGAGCTGGGTGACGTGCTCGGCCGAGCTTTGCGAGAGACTCGCGAGGAGCAGGGCTACACCCAAGCGGCGGTGGCCGAGCATCTAGACGTGCATCAAGCGACGGTCTCAACCATCGAGCTTGGACAACGCTGCGCCACGCATAGCGAACTAGCGATGCTTGAGGACTGGTGGGGCTTACCGCGTGGGTACATCCAACGACGCGCCGGAATCATCGACGATCCGACCAACACCAAGCAAGCGATCTACGCCGATCCAGCGCTCAGCGCCGAGGCTGTCGCGATGCTGGTCGCCGCGTACGACGCGCTCGTCAAGTCGAGCCGTCGCCAATAGCGTCGTCGCTTTCGGCGGCACGGAAGCCGATTAGCGTCGTCAATTCGTAGTTGTTGACGAGCGAGGCGATCTCGCCGCTGATCGCCTGGAGAAACTCCACCACCATCGGGTCGCCATTGCCGCACAGGTGCTCGGCGAGTCGGTCGATCTGACTGCCGATCGACACGAGCGCGGCGGAGAACAGCCGCACGTTGCGGGCGTATTGCGCATCGCGCTGGGCCAGCTCGGCGAGCAGTCGTTGTTCGACTTGATGTGGCACCAGCGCCCCACCCTCTGATGAAGCGACCAAGACGAGCCGCTATGCGTGAGAAGCATGCTCTCACAAAGCTGACCCGCGCAAGCGTCACCCGGTGGGATGGCCGAGGAGCGAGCCGGTGTCGGCGTACATGACGTCAAAGCCCTCGGCGAGTCGGGACAGCTCGGCCGCGGTGGCGGCGCAGAACTCAGGCAGCGCAGCGGGGCGTTCGCCGAGCGCGCCGAGCTGCCCGGCGACTGCCCGCAACGTGGCCGCCAACAAACGACCGGCCCGACCGGCGTGGCGGTCGCGCTCGGCCAGCTCGTCGCGCATCATGCGGCAGCGGTCGAGCAGCAGGCCCACGGCTTGATCCTGCTCGCGGACGCGATTCAACAGTTGGGCGTTGGTCGCCTGCGTCAGCGCGACCCGTTCGGCGAGCACGCCGTAGCGCCGCTCCAGATCACGGCAGTCGGTCAACAGCTCGGTGTGCATCGTGTCGGTCAAGGGCCCCAGACCTCCCCTGTACCCCGCGCTACCCGCCGGTCACTATGCCATGGGCGCTTGGCGTCATGCACGTGTCAGACCCGCGGCTGCGCTGACCTGCCCGTTTGCGCTCGACACGTTCGAGCACGGACAGCAATCGTGCGCCGAGCGCCCGGTCGATGTGGTGCCAGTCGCCGCCGCAGGTCGCGGCGCGGGCGTCACGCCAGCGCGGCCAGTTCGCTTCGAACTCGGCGCGCATGGCCTCAGACAGAAAAGGCCCCGAGGCGTTCACGTCGTCGAACGTGCGCCTCGGGGCCCTGTGACTTCAAGCCGGTTCTCCTGTGGATGACGTTGTGGATCACTCCATCGGCCGACGCCACACGATGTCCACTCGTGCGAGCGGGTGTGGATCGTGGCCGCGTGTGCGCTCGCCCTCGGGGCGGGCGCTGATGTCGACGCGCTCGATGAACGCACGCAGCACCGCGTTGCGGTCGTCGTCGTCCATCTCGTCCCATGCGGCGATGATGCGCTCACCCTCGCCGATGAGTCGACGCTGCTCGCTCACGACGTCAACGTCGTGGGCTTGGGCGTCCAGCTCGTGCAACAAGGCGACGTGCTTGGTCTCCTCGGCGTCGTACTGGTCGTCGGTGATGCGCCCGTCCCCGGCGAGATAGCTCGTCGTGAACTTGGCGAACCGTTTCACCGCGTCCTCACGGCGGGCTCGGACATCGTTGCGACGCCGCCTGCGGTAGTCGGGTGCGCCAGGCACCCGTTGCCCGCTGAGCACACGGTGCACGACTTCCACGATGGCCGGTTCCACGACGATGTCGCGGATGGCCGTTGTGGCGCAGACGTGCATGTTCGCCGCGGTCTTCTTGCACTTCCAGTAACGGTACGGACCCTTGGGTCGATGATGTCCCTGGGCGTGCACGACCAATCGTGCGTGGCACTCGCCGCAATACATCAGGCCGCTCACGAGCGTGCGTGGTCCCGGCGTGGCGTCGGGGCCCCGTCGTGCTGCGTTGACCTTGGCGACGAGTCGGTCGTAGGTCTTGCGGTCGAGGATCGGCTGCCACGCCGCCTTGGCGTCGGGCTCTCCGGAGTACCGGAGGATGCCCGCGTTGCGCGGGTTGAGCAGCACGCTCTTCACGCTCGTGACGTGCCACGCACGACCGCCACGCGGGAGCGTGAGCCCTCGCGTGTTCCAATCGCGTGCGACCTCGGACCACGACCAGCCGTCGAGCACGTGCTCGGCGGCGGCACGAATCTCGGCTGCCTCTTGGGGATGCTGAGTCATGCCGTCCTCGCGGTCGTGACCGTGACGCTTGCCCAGCCATCCGAACGCACACACACCCACGCCGACGTGCCCCTGCTTGCGCAGGTCGCCGTTGGATCGGGTGCGCCGTTCGCTCGTCGAGTCGGATTCGCCGGCCGATTGCATCGTGAGCATGCGGGCCGACTGCTTGCCGAACGACGTTGCCAGGTCGAGCAACATGCCGCCACTGGCGACGACGTACAACGCGCCGTGCCGTTTCGCGGTGCGAAACAGACGAGCGAGGTCGTAGTCGTCACGGACGAGCCGCGACCACTCGGACACGAGGACGACGCCGACCTCGCCACGGTCGAGGAGGTCGAACAGGTGCTCGAACCCCTCGCGGTCGCGGCGGCGGTGCATGGACGCCGACCGGTCGTTGTCTTTGATGGTCGGGTGCGTGACGTTGTATGCGCCGAAGGCGGTGGTGATCCGCTCCTGCCGGTCGACGTTGTCGGTGTCGGCAGGGTCGGCGTCGCTGAGACGCGCGTAGCGAATGGCAGGGATCTCGTGCAACGAGAACCCTCGCCACGTGTGCAGGCTGCGCCCGGTGTCCCGGCTACGCTGGCCGTTCACGGTCCCTCCTTGCGGAGGCATACGTGTGTGGGAGGGCCCCTCGGTACGCCGAGGGGCCCTCGTGGTTTTCGCCATCGGTTCTCTCCTGGTTGGTTGTACGTGTGTGGGCTCCTGAGCGGAGCGGGCACGCCACCCGATCCGTGTGGACCGGGTGGCGACCCTGTGCGCTCAGGCGGCGTCGACGTTGGTGACGTCGATGTAATGAAGTTCCGCGTCGCCGCTCCACGATTCGGTGATGATCTCGTCGAACGAGCGGTCGCTCGGCTGGTCATCGTCGTCGAGTTCGACGGTGAACGAGATCGTGGCGGTCACGTCCCAGCGACGCGGCGGCATGTCGAGTCCGAGCTCTTCGAGGAATTCGCGCTTGCCGGAACGGCACCCGTGTTCCCACTCGGCAGTCGTCTCGGCCACGCGGTCCCTGAAGTTCGACAACGCGTGCTCGGCATTGCGCCGTTCGGCGTGTGCCACTTCGAGCGCGGTGCGCAGCTCGTCTTTGATGACGAGGCTCCGCTGTAGCTCGGCCTCGACATCAGCGAGCTTGCCGACGACACAGCCGTCGGCGTGTGCGCCGTTCACGCGGCCACACAGCGGGCACGTCGTGAACGATTGCGAGCACCAGCCCATCACCGAAGTCGGGTCGGTCGTCGTGACGCAGCAGGCGGTACACGCGAGCACGTCATCGTCAACCGGTCCGAGCTTCTCGGCGAGCACGCCGTCGTATCGCACGGCGACCCATTCGTGAGCTGGCTCGGCCACCACGTCGGCGGCCTCGCTTCGAATCTGCGCCTCGGGGATCGGGGTGGTGCCGTCAGTCGGCACGATTCCGGGACCGAGGTCGAGGTTCGTTTCAGTCATTGGTTCTCTCCTGGTTGGTTGCATTACGTGTGTGGTTGACGTCTGAGACGTCGCGATGCGCAGCGAGTTGGAACCCGCTGCGCACCGCGCTCACTCAGTCGTAGGTCGCCCATCTCGGGCGAGTGTTCGGGCGACGAGGGACGAACGTCCGCTGGTCGAGGTCGAGGTCGCACGCGTTGAACTGCACGAGGCGAACGAGCGACCGCTTGACGACGGACCCCGCGACGCCGAGCTGGCGAGCCAGCGGGGCGACGGCGAGCACGTACGTGCCCTCGGGACGGTCGAGCATCGACAGCCACAGCAACGTGGACGTGGGCCCGAGCATGGCGAGGGTGCCGTCATCGACAACCTCGCGCAGGCTCGGACACGCCACATGCGCCATGCGGCGGACGACGATCTCGTCGGACGAGATGGTCATGCGACCTCCATCCCCGCGTGCAATCCGCACTCCGCGTGCACGATGAGCGAGGGCCCCTCGTGCTGCGGGTCGTACATCTCGGCACGTTCGTCGGCGGGCTTGAACTGCTCGCCGCACAGCTCGCAACGGCGGCGCGTCATTGGACATCGCCCTCGTTGAGTAACTGCGGCGGGTTGTTCTCGTTGATGAGCGAGAACGTTTCGCCGAGTCGCTGGTATTGGTGTCCGTTGTCGCACGCCCACGATTGCCCGATACCGGGCGCGCCGTAGTCGGCGACGTAGTGCAGCAAGCTGCTGCACACGTCACAGGCACGCACGTACTCGAAACGGTCTTCGCGCGGCACCAGGCCGAGCGACGAGCCGTCGTCCCACTTGACGTGGACGGTGCCCATGTCGTCGACAAGGCGAACGGTCCCGAGCGTGCCGGGTTCCAGCCGCGTGTACGGGTCGGACGTCGAGATGAGTCGCACGCGCCGACCGACGCGTGAATCTCGGTGTGTCATGGTTTTCTCCTTGGTTGCATTACGTGTGTGTGGTTGCTGCTCATGCGCAGCCCGCGCGGCCATCGACTCAAGCTGGGGCGCCGTCGTCGTCGATGGCCGACGGTGTGCGCACGTCATGCCAACAGGAGAACCGGATCGAATGTCACAAGTCGGTTGCGCAACGTGCGGCGAGGTGGTCGTCCGTGTCGCGGCTTCGTGTTCACCCTCAAGCCGAGGCCGTCGTCAGGCGAGCACGGCGTGTCACCCTCAAGCCGAGGCCGTCGTCGGGCGACACGTCGATGGGTGCACCCTCAAGCCGAGGCCGTCGTCAGGCGAACCCGTGAGCGTATGTATGCGCTCACCACGTCATGCTATGCCCTACACGCATACGAACCTTTGTTCGTCCGAACCAGTGTTCGTGTTGTCGGATGTGTAGAGCTTCCCGAGGCCACGAGGAACACACATACACGCCAGGCACGGCAGGTGCGCCCCTGCCTGCGCACGTCGTCTGGGGCGTCACGACGTGCGCAACGTGTCGAGGCGACGTGTCACGGGGGCCCTGGGGGTGCCTCCCGTCACCCCGTCACCCATGCGCCTGACGCATGATGGCGCACGTCGTCGGGCGTGTCACATCGGGCGACGATGATGGCGGCGTTCCCGAGCTATGACGACCTGTACCCCGACGGCGACGACGGCACGGCGGCCGCGCAGGCATCGCCGTCTAAGCGGTCAACGCATGGCAGCATGGGCGACATGCCGATGCTGTCCTTCCGCCAGATGTACGTCGCACCCATCATGCGCGGCGAGAAGCGAGCAACGATCCGGCGGGCGTCGAACCGGCTGCCCCGTCAGGGCGACGATGTCGTGCTCACGGTCGGGCCCCGGCCGCCGTTCGCCCACGCCACGGTGCGCCGGGTCGAGCGGTTCACCCTCGACGATTGCGAACGGTGGTTCGCCGTCGACGGGCACCCCAACGCCGAGGTCATGCGGCGAGCCATCGTCGACCTGTACGGCGAGGACGCCGAGCTGGTCGTGATCGAGTTCGCGCTCAGGCGTCCACCCCGGACACCCCGTCGAGCAAGCACCGCGCGTCGCTGAGCTTCATGCGATCGCCGACGTAGCGGAACGTCGCGTTCGGGCGGGCGCCCTGGTGCCAATCGGTGGGCAGCGACGAGCGGGGCCCACGGATGACGCTGCCGACCTTGGGGGCGATCTCCAGCGCCCACGTGGGTGATCGGTCGAACGAGCGGATCAGCGCCGGGTGCGCCGGGTACGTGCGCATGTTGCACACCTTGGCGGCGTAGGCCGAGGCAACGCGGTCGACGAGCGCGAACGCCAGGCCGAGCCCCTGCCAGTCGGGGAGCGTGACGAGGCGGCTGACCCCGTAGTTGCGGGTGGCGAAGCGCGACGGGCGCGGCAGCACCCCGGCGCAGGCGGCCGGTTCGCCCTCGGCGTACAGCACATAGAGGCGGGCGCTCGGGTGGAGCTTGGCCGTCAGATAGTGAAACGGAGCGAACAACCGCCAGAGCGCGTAGGGCGCTCGCTCGATTCGGCACGCGATGTCGGGGCGTCGATGAAGAGACCTCCAGGTGAAGGCGTCGCCGATCGGCCCCTCGCCGCGCGCCTTGGCGGGCTCGAACACCCAATCCGGCTGGAGCCAGTCGATCACGTCGTAGTGGCAGGTCGCGGCGACGAAGCGCCGGTCGGCCCTTCGCACATGCTTGGCGACGGCGTGGGCTCCGATCTTGGCGACCTGGCGATCGACGACCGAGGTGAACTCGTCCATGACGATCTGCTCGGTCGGCGAGATGAGTCGTCGCGCCAGCTCGACACGGAAGCGCTCGCCGTTCGACAGGTGCTCGTACGGGCGCAGCCACGCCGGAATGGTGTTGAAGCCGACCGCGCTGCACACCGCGACGATGGCCTCGAGGTCGACGTCGGCCGGGAAGTCGTCGATGACCGAGGGCGCGGACCATTCGACGGCGGGCGGGTCGCCGAAGCACGAGCGGAGCACGGTCGTCTTGCCTGCGCCCGAGGGCCCGACGATGAGGCCCACGTTCCATTCGCGGGTGTCGAGCGGCAGGTCGGCCGACCAGTGGATGGCCTGGCGCTCAGCGGCGGGCACGTCGTAGGCGGCGCTCACCTGCTCGGCGCGGATGGTGGACGACGGCGCGCACGAGACGGTGACATCGACCTTCACTGAGCGACCGCCCGTGCTCGCAGCCCCTCGCTGCGTAGCCGTTCGAGCAACGTGCCCTGATGCTCGGCGTCGTCACAGTCGATGACGACGCGGTAGGTGTAGTCGATCTCCAACTGCGGCGACGCGTCGAAGCGGGTCGGCTTGTGGCCGAGCGCCGCGTGCAGCGCATCCATCGACCAACCGGTCCCGCCGAGGGCGTCACGCTCGTCCCAGGCCGGGAGCAGGTCGGCGAGCATGTCGAGGTCCCATCCGCCGGCCTCGACGAGTCGGTTCGACGCGAGCAGGTATCCGTCGGCCTCGTCGTCGTCGGTGCTCGACCAGCCCCGCAGCACCGGCACCCGCCATGCGTCGTCGTCGTCGACCTCGACGCCATCGGGTGGCGGCTCGCCAGCGGCCCGACGACGGCGCAGCGCATCGACCCGGCCGTGGCCGACGACGAGGCGACCGGTGCGCTCGTCGAGGATGATCGGCTCCACGTAGCCGAACCGGCGAAACGATTCGTCGAGCAGCGGCAGGTCATGGCGCTTGGGATTGTGCTCGGCCGGTTGCAGCTCGTCGAGCGCCAGATACTCCAAGGTGCGCGTCATCGCCCGCGACGGTACAACGGAGGGGCATCACCCGATGGGGAGGACACATGGCGCTCAGCACCAAGCAACGGAACGCTCTGCCTCGCTCGGCGTTCGCGATCCCGTCACGGCGCGCCTACCCGATGCCGACCAAGGCGCAGGCCCGCGCCGCAGGCATCTCGGAGGCGCAACGCCTGCGCACGCACCGCAACGCGCTGAGTCGTGGCGCGCAGAAGGCCACGGCCGGGAGCTACTCGAAGATGGCGAAGGTCGCTCGCACTCGCACCGGCGGCAAGCTCGGTACGGGTCGCAGCCGCTAGCCGATCACGCGCAGTAGTTGGGCGGCGTCCAGTTGCACGCCCCCAGCCCGCCGTTCCACAACAGCGCAGCGGCGGCGTCCTGATCCGCCGGAGCCCACGTCGATGGGTTCCGGCCGACGAGGTCCGGTCGGCCCATGCGCCGGGCGAGCGCGTCGGCGGTTGACGGCATGAGCTGGTAGGCGCCGCCCGCACCGGACGGGTTCAGCGCGGTGTACGTGCAGCGACTTTCGCGTTGCGAGATGTAGGCGGGCACCGACGGACACGAGCCCGTAGCCTCGGAGACGCCAAGCGAATCTGCTTTGCCTGGATCTCCCTTGCTTGTGTGAGCAGCGTCCCGTGTAGGTCGGCCTGGCCTGACACGGGACGCTGCGCGTGCGGCGTTCGTGGCGACGGCTGCGTTCCAGCGTTCGAGCGCGGTGCGGCGCAGCCCCGCGTACCAGCGACCGAGCTGGGCCTGCGCCGCAAGCGCGTCCCGTTCCTGCGGTGCGAGCCGAACGGCGGTCTCGAGGACGGGTGCCTCAGCGGCGACGCGAACCGGTGCGGAAGAACGTGCGCCGGATGCGCCACACGCCGCGAGGACGAGCGCGATGATGACGGCCGCGAGTTTGGTGGTCATGGTTCTGCTCCGAAGGTCGAACCCGCATCACTCCTGCTCGCTCTCGCCCGCGCCCTGTCCGGCGCGGGCGAGGTTGTAGATCAACTCGTCGAGGCGGGCGACGAGCTCCCGCCACAGGTGGGCGCGCCACAGCTCCCGAGCGGCCCAAAGGCAAAGCACGACGAGCAGCACGCCCGTCTCGTAGGCGTAGATCACCCGCCGCTCACCCGCGCATGAAGCGCCCGAGCAGGAAGGCGAGAAGCTGCACGCCCGCGATCACGCACACGGCGATGGTCACGAACCCGGCTTGTAGGTGCGACATCAGCTCACCTCCTCGGTGGGTGCGCCGTAGAACTCGGCGTCTCCGAATGCGAACACCCCGCCGTCTTGACCGAGCAGCCAATAGCCCGAGCCGGTCGCGCTGGCCTCGATGCCCGAGATGGGTGCGTGGAGGTCGGCGTCGGCCATCGAGCCGTACATGAGCGCGTCACCGAAGGCGAAGACCCCTCCGTCGCTGCCGACGAGCCAATAGCCGCCGTTGGTCGGCCGCACCGCCATGCCCACGACCGGCGCGTGGAGGTCTTGACCACCCATCGACCCGCGCATCTTGGCGTCGCCGTAACAGAAGACCCCGCCGTCACTGGCGACGACGTAGTAGCCGTCGCCCGATGGCGTGCGCTTGATGTCCATGGCGCCCTCCTCCTCGGTGACCGGCGGCGCAGGCGCACCGGCCGTGCAGGCAGCGACGACGTCGGCCCAGCGGGCCACGGTGCGATCGCCGGGACAGACCGTGTTGCTCCCTGGCGAGTCGCGGTGCGCGCGTACGAGCGGCGCATCCACGACGTAGCCGCGAGCGCGGGCGTCGGCGCACGCTCCCGCGATGAGCACGAGGTCGGCGTCGGTCACGTCGTGCTCCATGCGGTTGCCGGACAGGCAGAGGTCCAGGCTCTCGCCGTTGAAGTTGAGCGTGCCGTAGGACGACCACACGTCGCGCAGGTGCGTGTACGTCGTCGCCCCGATCCAATAGGTGTAGCCGCCGTCGGCACCGCGGGCGACGTCGGAGGGTGCCCCGGCGCCCTCGTGATGAACGGTGGTTACCGCCACAGGGGTCGGCATGGTCAACCGGCGGCGTCGGCGTCCTCGTGGCCGTCCTCGTGTCCGGCGTCCTCGGTGTCGTCGGCGTGCTCGTCGTGCTCGACGCGCTCGTCGTGCTCGTCGTCTCGCTGCGGCTCGGGCTCGGTGGGCGTCATGGCGTCTCCCTGATCGGAAGGGGCAGGACGCCCGGAGACGCTATCGCCCACACGCATGAACGCAAGCGATGACGACGTGGGCCCGCATCACGGCGGCGACGAGCCGGGCAGCGGCCCAGCGTCGACTACCCGCGCGACGATCGGGCCCGGGTCGTTGCCGACCGACGCGACGAAGTCGACGGTGCCCGCATTGGTCGCGGGCCGAACCTTGTAGGGCCCGTTCACACCAGTGAAGCGCTGCGCCGCGGGGGTGTAGCTGCACCGCTCGCCCGCGTTGCGGTTCATCTGTATTAGGAGTCCGCCGATCAGCGCGCCGCCGTTGTCCGTGAATTGGACTTTGATCTGTCCGGCCGCGCCGTTCTGGATGATGGCGCCGCAGTAGAACTCGAAGACGTAGACACGATTGGTGATCGCGGTAAACGCTGGCGTCGTCAAGAGTGTGACCGGCGTCGAGCCGATGCCCGACACCCCAGCCGGGGTCGAGTAGTACAACTGCTCGCCCCACGCGACGCCCCACGGTTTCGTGAGCGCGCTGCGTCGGACGTCGGTGATCGCCGCGGTAGTGATGCCGGTTTGGCCGACGTTGACGCGCACTTGCGCGAGCGCGATGCAGTCGCGCGGCAACGCGGGGACGGCCGGGGACGCAGCGGGCGTGCCGCGCACGATCTCCAGCGCAGTCGAGAACCCGGTGCCGGGGGTGATCTCGTCGTCGTAGATGCGCAGGATGACCACGTCGATGCGCGGGTTCGTCGGGTCGGCCGCCGCGATCGGCAGCGTGACGATCGCATCCGAATAGGCGAAGTACGCCCCCTGGTGGGTGTCCTGGCCGAGCACGACTGCGCCGCCGCCTTGCGTGCACGCGCCGATCTGGACCTGCATCGTGGTGCCCGCGCCGACTTGCGCGACAGCGAAGTCGCCGGGCTGGTACACGCCGCCGGTCGTGATGTTGGCCGAGAGCGCCGCTCGCACTCGTCGTCGCTCGTCGCGGGCGTCGACCAGCGGCGACACGTTCGTCTGGAAGTAGTTCCCTTTGAGCGTCATCGCTCCTCCTACGGGTGTCTCTGCAACGTGGAGACGGCCGACGCTTGCGCGGCCCGCTGCCGGGCGAGAGTCTTGGCCGCGCGCGTGACCGGCCGAGAGCGGCGCAGCGAGTCGGTGAAGTTGATCGACACGGTGAGCACGCCGATGTCGTCGATGTCGACCTGGCGCCCGGTGATGCGCCAATAAACGTCGCCGTGCAGGTGCAAGGACCCTCGGTCCGAGATCAGTCGGATCGTGTCGCCGATCTGCCACGTGCCGTACGGCCAGGTGTCTTGGTCGATCAACTCGACCTGGATGAGGAACTGCTCGGAAGTCTGGACCGCCTGGTTGCCCTTGCCGGTGAGCGTCGGCGTGTCGCTCACGTCGGTGGCGTTCACGGCGATCTCGTAGAGCGGCTCGCCACTCACCGCCACCGCGACGGTCTGTGACGGGCCATAGGTGCCGTTGCCGACGACTGCGCCGGTCACGAACGCCGACGAGGCGTAGGCGTTGAAGTCGTCGCTGTAATCGTGCACGCGAATCGCGGTGCCGTCACGCCACACGTACGGCTGGTCGACGCCGAGGCGCGGATACCACAGCTCCAACGTGTGGACGATGCGCGGCTGCGCACCTCCGGCCGGGTGCGTCCAGCCCGCGACCACGCGGAACTCGAAGCCGTTGTCTACGTCGGCGAGCTGTTCGACGGCCTCGCCGAGAATCTTCGCGTCGCGCAGGTCGTAGCTGCGATCGCGCAACACGGCCGAGCCGCCCGGCGGGTTCCACGAGTAGCCCACACCGATCGACCCGACCGGCAACGGCGCGATGGTCTGCGCGTCGTCGACGAGCGTCTGTGCGATCTGGAACTGGTCGACCTGCCCGAACGTGCGAGTGAACGGGATGAGCCGTCGCCAGAAGTAGCCCCACAGCGAGTACCCGGAGGCGGTCAAGGTGTCGATGCCGTCGCCTTGCGCGGACCAATCGAGCGCGCCGAGCATGCCGGCGAAGTCGATGGTGCCGTCCTCGAGCAGCACGTAGACGTAGGTGCGATGGGGGACGAGCAGCGCGGCGGCCGGGTCGTACGGGTCGAGCTCGCCGGTCCAGGTTCCGGCCGCGCACATCGTGTCGGTGTAGGAGAACTTGGAGAACGGCAGCACGCCAGTCACGACGCCGGAGGCCCAATCGCGGGCGATGATGCGCGGCGCGGCGGCCATCAGAAGAGGTAGGTGTCCTGCCAGGCGATCGTCGCCGAGCCGACGCCGGACGTGGCAGTGAACGCTACGGGTGTCGAGCCCGCGGGGAAGTGCAGCATGTCGGCCCGGTCGGGGAACGCCAGCAGGTTCGAGGCGTTGATGGCGTTGGTGAGGTCGGTCGGGCTGTTGGAGAGCAGCGCGCGGCCGGTGGCGGTGTCGACGATGAGCGACATGCCCGGTTGCAGCGTCGTCGTGAACGCGAGCGTGTCCTGAGTCGGGGTGATGACGACCGCCGGGTTCACGAGCGCGGTCTGCGCAGTAATCGTGATGGTCGCCGACGCGGGCGCGGTGCCGTTGTTGACGACCGCGCCGGACGTGCCCGGTGCGCCGGTCCCGGCCTGGTAGCCGATCGGGTAACCGTGCGAGAACCCATAGCCGGAGTCCGACGGCTGCACGCCTGCCTGGAGCACGAGCGTGTGCGTCGTCGTCGATCGGTAGCGCGGGTCGGACGCCTCGAACGTGACGATGGCCTGCACCACGCCGGTGTCGATGAGCGCCAGACTCGGCGCATCGACCGGGTCGAAGCGTCCGGTCAGCACCCAATCGCCACGGGGGCCGGTCCAGGTGAGTTGGGCGTAGCCGCCCGCGACCGGCGCGCACGCGGTGGCGAGCTGTTGCAGCAGGTTCATGGCGTCGAGTTCGCTCGCGCCCAAGATGACTACCGGGATCACGACCTTGACCGACCCGTACAGGTCGGGGCCCACGTACAGCACGCCGTGGTCGCCTGGTCGAGGGCGGGTGCTGCGCCGCAGCTCGGGCGCGCCGAAGATCTGCGGGCCGGGCGCGTCGATGAGGAAGGGCGTCTCGCCGATGATGAGCCCGCCCGGCAGCGTCGCGCGCCAGATGCCGTTGCTGAGGTCGGGAACGATCAGGGTCATAGCGTCTGCCCTCGCAGTTCGGCGTACGCGAGGCGGTCGCTGACGGCGTGCGCGAGTTGCCGTGCATCGAGCGCCTGCACGTACATCGTTCCGACGGTCGGAGCGCTACGCCGGGCGGCGGCGCCCGCCGAGACGGGGCCGCCTGCACCGCCCGCGGCGTACACGTCGAGCGGCAACCCGGCCATCGCCTTGTGCACCGCTGCGCCGTGCTCGGTGATGCCGGACGCGATGCCCTTGGAAATCCACTGTCCGACCTGATCGGCCATCACGCGCGACGGCGACCCGATGCCGAGGAGCTTCTTGACCGGCGCGGCGATCGTGCCGACGAGGGAGCTGATCTTGTCGGTCACGAAGTGCCACGCGCCCGCGATGCCGTTGACGAGGCCCATGACGAGATCGACGCCGACGTAGTAAAGCGTCGATGCGAGACTCCCGACCGCGCTGAGCGCCCGGCCGGGAATCCCGCCGAGCCAGCCGGACACCGCACCCCACCCGGCGGTGATGCCGCTGAGGAACCCTTGCATCATCGACGAGCCGAAGCCGATGAGCGCGCCCGGCAACCGCGAGAAGAACCCGATGACCGCGCCGACCATCCCCGACACCGCGCCGACGATGGCGCCGATGACCGAGCGGATGATGCCGAGCACGGCGTTCCACACCGCGGACGTGATCGCCTGGACCTGCGACCAGTAGCGCCACACGAGCGCGGCGGCGAGCGCGATCGGCCCGAGGATGATGCCGACAATGAGCATCCAGTTCTTGCGCAGCCAGTTGATGATGGCGGTGACCACCCCGGTCACGAACGTCCAGATCGTGTTCCAGTGCTGGATGATGAGCACCACCGCGAGCCCGATCGGGCCGGTCAGGACCGCGAGGAGCAGTGGCCAATGCGAGACGATCCAACCGAACACGGTTTGGACGAGGTTGTGGAACCACGAGACCTTCATGTAGGCGATCACGAGCACGGCGACGAACGCCACGATGCCGACGATGATGAGCGTCAGCGGGTTCGCATTGATGGCCGCGTCGAGCAGGTAGTTGGCCGCGGCGAACGCCCTGGTGATGGCCTGCCCAATCTTCATCACGGCCTGCCACGCCTCCTGCGCCGCCTTGACGAGCTTCATCGCCTTGTTGACCGCGAGGACCGCGAGCGCGAACGCAGTCAGCGTGCCGACCAGCGGCGTGAGCCATGACGAGTTCTTGGCGAGCCATCCGGCCATCGACGCGAACGCGGGCGCGACCTGCGTGGCGATGATGTTGCCGACCTTGGTGAACACCGGCAGGAGCGCCGTGCCGAGTTGCGCCTTCATGTTGGCGAACTGCGCGGCGGTCTTGCGCTGTTGCACTTCGAGCGTCCCGCCCTCTTTGGCGAACGCACCCTGTGCGGCACCGGCTCGCTTCGCCACCAGCGCGTAGGTCGCCTGCGCTTTCTCGGCCGCGGTGAGCGTGGTCTTGCCGCCCTGGAGGGCCTTGTTGACATTGATCTGCGCGGCCGCGAGGCCGAGCTGCGCCTTGCGCGCCTCGACCGAGTTCTGGCCGTGCTTCTTGACCGCCGCGTTGTAGGTGATCTGCGCCTTATCCGCCGCGATCTGCGCCTTGGCGAGCTTGTTGGTGTCGACAGTCGTGGTGCCGAGGTGCATCGACAACGCCTGCGCGGTGACGGCGTTCTTGTCGATGACGATGCCGAACTGCTTCAGCCCGCGGTACGCACCGGCAGAGGCGAGGCGGATGGCGTTCACACCGGCGGCCGGGTCCTTCTTGTAGAACGTCGCCAGGTCGTTGCCGAGGCTGATGCTGCGCTCGGAGAGTTGCGCGGCACCCTTGCTGGAGAGGCCGTAGGACTTGTAGAGGTTGCCCATGCTCGTCGCCAGGGTGAGCGACTGGTCCTGGCTCATGCCGAGCGCGGCGGCGCTCTTGGACGACCACGTGAGCACGCCCTTGCCCGCCGAGCCGAACACGGACTCGGTCTTGTGCATGTCGGCTTGCAGCTCGCTCGCAGCTTCGCCTGCGTCGTGGAGGTACTTGATGACCGCGACCCCGGCCAGCGCCGCGCTCGCCGCCGCCAGGCCCTTGCCGAACGAGCCGCCGACCTTCTTGCCCGACGCCTCGGCCTCGCTCGACGCGCCCGACATCTTCGCCTTGAGATCGGCGCCGAACTGCTTGACGTCGGCCAGGATGCGGACGTACAGCGCGCCGATGTCAGCCACGGCCGCCTCCTGCGGTCAGGTGCTCGAGGACGGCGTAGCCGTTGCTGCGCGGCGTCGTCGTCACCTTGCGCTTCACCGGCCGCGGGAACTCAAACTCGGGCAGCCTGCTCGCCGCACCCTTGCGCCCGTACGCGGCGATGTTGACCCGCAGCAGCGCGTACAGCAGATCGGCGACCGTCGCCAGCGCCTCGTCGCGCAGCGCCCACGGCGCGGTCATCCCGGCTTGGCGCGCGACGACTCGACTGTGCTCCGGGAGCTGGCGCACAAGCACGGCCAGCCGCCTGACGGTCAGATCGCCGGTGTAGAGACCGGCGAGGGCGACGCCGTAGTGCTCGGCGAGGTCGGCCTCGACGGCACCGGTGTCGGCAACGACGATCCCGGCGAGGCCAATGATTCCCCCAGCGAGAGGCCGTACAGCTCGAACAGGCGCTCCCATTCGTCCTGGTCGAATTGCATGGCGAACGTCTCGGCGTCGCCGTCGAGTAGGAGCGCGCGGGCGACCGAGACGAAGTCGGGGATGAACCCGGCGACCGTCTCGGGGTGCTCCGGGTCGAAACCGGGCGGCGCGAGGTAGGCGATCACGGCCGGTGGGAGCGTTGCGCGCAGCTTGTAGGTGACCCCGCCGACGGTCACCTCGTGCGGTTCCTCTGCTGCTTCTGCACGCAACGCGTCGAAGTCGACGCGTCCCATGGCTACGCCGCTTCGCTGGAGTGAGCGCCGCCCGGCGCGGTTGTAGATGCTGGCGCTTGCGTCGCGGTGAAGGCCGGTGCGCTGATCCGCTGCCACGGGTCGCCTCCGCTGCTCACACCGAGCACTTTGATGGTCAGCTCGTAGCCGATCATCTCGTCGGCCTTGTGCACGATGTCGGCCACGTCGCTGACGATGGCACGAGCGACGTAGTAGCGAATCGTGTTCGGACCGTCGATCACGTCGAAGCAGAAAGCGTTCTCGTACACCTCGCCCGGCTGCGGCGGTGTGTAGACCTCCTTGGCCGTGTCCCAGCTCCCGCCGCCGAAGGCGAGCATGACGCTCTCCTCGTTGTCCTGGGCCAGCTTGAACTTGAAGTCCAACTCCTCGACCACGCGCACGCGCGCCGGATAGATGGACTGCCAGACCATGATGTCGGTGGTGTTCGGCTTGGTGGTGACCGTGAACCCGTCGTCGCTCGTGTAGCCGAGGTTCACCCACGGCGTCGTGAGCGGGGCGGACGAATCGACCGGTGCCGCGGTGAGCGCGGGTGCGCGCCACAGATTGCCGGTGGTGCCGAGCCGAACTTCGGTGGCATCCCAGCCATTGGTGACGGTCATGGTGGTGACCTCCTTTCGCCCAGGGTGGCGGGCGATCAGGTTGGACGGTGATGGGTGAGCAGCGCGTCCGCGCGGAAACGTGGGCGCGCCGGGGTGTAGGAGGCGTCGGGGTCGTAGGAGAGGTTCGACCAGGCGACTCGGCCGACGACGATGCCGCCGCCCAGGTCGTGCGAGTAGGCGTCCGCGATGCGATCGCGACACGCCTCGGCGAGCTTCGAGGCTTGCGCTTTCGTGCCGCCCCAGGCGTCGAGTTGGATGAGCGGGCCGTCGTGGGTGAGCGGCCGGTCGTGCGGGGGTGCGCCACCGACCCGCCACACCCGCACCGCGGGGAACGTCGGCGCGCGTGGCAACTCGGAGTAGATCCCGCCCGATGCGAGCGCGACCACCGCGGCATCGGCGCGCAGCCAGGCGACGAGGGCGCTTTCGATGTCGATGACCGGGAGCGCGGTCATGCGCCCGAGCTCCCGCCGCGTTGGCCCGGCTCGAAGCGGGTGCCGGGGACGCCGGTGCACGCGGAGCGCAGCCAGCCGTGCGGGGCGGTGTTCGCCGAGCCGAACTCGAACAGGTGCGCGAGCTTCCAGGTCGTGCCCGCGACGACCGCATGCCGGTCGGTCGGGTCGGTGCGCACGAATGCTCGTTTGGCGAACGGCTTGACCCGCGGGCCGCTGACGTTGCTCTTCATGCTGGCGGTGACGACGCGGCCGGTGGCGAGCAGCGCGGCGTGGACGCCGGGGAGCTTGTAGAACTCGACGAGCATGGCCGGGCTCATCACGAACTTGGCTTCGGCGACTTCGGCCATCAGACGACCAGCCGGGCGCGAATCTCGTAGTGCTGGAGCACCGGCGGCCAGCCGCGCATCGCTTCGGCCGGCGGCCCGATGATGTCGTAGGTGCGGCCGTCCGCCCGTTGCAGCGCGTCGTAGCCGGTCGGCGTCACGTCGGGGGCGACGTACACCCGCACCTCGCTCGCCTCCTGCTCGGTCGCGGTGGTGTCTTCGTACTGCTGGCGCAGCGGCGCCTCGAAGTAGGCGAACGTCGGCGTCGGCGTGTCGGTGTAGGTCGGCGACCCGTACTCGTCCTCGACCCCGGCGTCAACGCGGGCCAACAGCGTCACCGGCTCAGAGCACAGCGAGCGCAGACTCACCGCTGAGGCCCCTGAGCGATCGGCTGCACCTCTTCGTCGCCGGTGAAGAACACCTGGCTCTCGTCCGGGTACCAGGGGTCGACGCCGTACGGGCTCGGCGTGAACACCGAATAGGCGCTGCGTCCCGTCGCCAGGGACCCCCAGGCTCCGAGCGCGTCGTAGTCGTCGTCGGTGAGCTGCATGCCCGGCGTGCCGTAGCCGACCTGGTAGGCGCCGATCGTCTCGTTATGTGCGGCCGTCGGGTTCGCGAGCTGGCGGACCACGAGCTGCGCGGTGACCATCGCGATCTCATCGGGCGTCGGGATCGGCAGCGGCGAGATGCACGCGCCCCCGACGATCGCCGATGCGAACTGGATCAGGCGTTCGACCCGATCCTGCGTCGGCTGGTCACCCGGAATCGGGTAGCCAGCGAGCGCTTCCACATCGGCGACCGTGCAGAGGTCGGTCATCGCTACTTGCTCGCCTTCGCTCCGCCATTGCCGCCGGATGCGCTCGCGGGCTCCTGCTCCGCTTCCTGCGCGGCGGCGGCAGGGGTGCCCTGTGCGAAGCCGAACGGGAACACCGGCTTGTTGTGGCGGCGCGACATCGGCGCACCGATGACGTAGCCGATGCGCATGTAGACGCGCATGAGCACTTGGTCATCC